CCTGAGAAGATTCTGCTTATGCAGCTTAGGGCTGAATTAGAGTTGCCATTACATCATAATGAGGATATTAAGCATGTCAAATTGCAAGTTTGTGACACTCGATCAGAGCGGTGCAGAGTGGTTACAGTGGAGACAGGGCGGGGTAGGTGGTTCTGATTGTGCAGTACTCATGGGTGCAAATCCATGGTGTAAACCAGAAGAGCTACGGGATCGTAAGTTGGGTATAGCTAGTGAAATGTACGAGAATGAGCGCATGGCTAGGGGTAAACGCCTAGAACCAATAGTGCGCGAAATGTACGAGGACTTGACAGGTTTAAAAATGACTCCCGCTTGTGTGGAGCATGAAAGCTTTCCATGGTTTATGGCTAGCTTGGACGGAATCACTGACGATGGAGAAGTTATTTTAGAGATTAAGTGTCCTAATGACCGTGCTCATGCAGAAGCCCTTAGGGGTTGGATTCCTAAGTATTACTACCCACAGATCCAACACCAACTGGGTGTAACAGGGGCGAAGATAGCGCACTATGTTTCCTACAGTGATGTGCCTAAATTCAAGCACCATGAGCGATTGGCAATAGTCGAAATGCTACCAAATGAAGGTTATATCAAAGAACTTTTTTTGAAGGAGCAATCATTTGTCCAAGACATCGAAAATCAGAAGGCTCGATCTACATGACCTAGACCAACACTACATGGATTTACTGAATGAATTCGCACCAGTTTTTACCACTCTAGAAGAGATGAAACGGTGCTACTTGGACAGGTCCTTTGCGGGGACCTGTCCTACTTTTTTATACCTCAGTGATTGTGGTAGGCCACTGGGCAGCATCACAGTGCAGCTAGTCGATAAAATGATCTATAGGCAACCCTATGCCTTCCTAGATGATTTCATAGTAGCTGAGGAGTTTAGGAAGAAGGGCATAGGGAAAGATTTAGTCAGGCACGCAATAAACTATTGTCATAATAAGGGGTGTTTTAAAATCATCCTGGACTGTGCACCCGCATTAGAAAAGTATTATGGTGGGTTCGGTTTCTATGTAAACGGAACCACAATGAGGCTTGACCTCTGAAAGGCAGTTATTGTATGACCAACATATGGCTACAATATTTTATGTCAAGGCTAAACGCAAATGGGTGTATGAGCACAAGGTAAACTCCAAGGTTGTGAGATCCTACCACAACACCAGGGAGGAGGCTGAGGCCCTGAAGCCTCAGACCTCCGTGTCAGAAAAACAACATCTCTTTTCTGACACACTGTCCAAGTTTTTAACATCTAGAAATGTGCGCGAGTCTAGCCTCAGAAGATATAAACAAGAAATCGACTCACTGCGTCTAGCACTAGCTGGTGACAGTATGACAGAGACTAATATACAACTTACCGTATCTAGAATAAACAAGATGTTTCCCATCTCTAAATCCCACCGCATAATTAAGCGTTTAATCACCATCTGCAAGATTGCAGGTGTTCCCGTACCCTATGGCATCGTACCCAAAATCACCAGGGCTAGGGGTGTAGCACTAACACCCGAACAGACACTTAAACTCATTGAGTTAAACAACGGTAGCCACTACCAACCACTACTGCTATTCCTCCTGGACACAGGCGCAAGACTAGGTGAGGCCCTGGGTTTAACCTGGGCCGACTATGTCGCACCTAAGGTACATATCAACAAAGCGTACAACGATCAACTGAAGGGGCCTAAAATCGTCCCAGTTAAGACTTCTAGGGGAAACAGGTCTATCACCCTATCTGATCACCTAGTGGCAATTTTGGACCGTTTAAAGGGTTCTCCCAATTCCCCAATATTTACTAGTCCACTGGGGTTTAGGGTAGCACGCAACAACCTGCGAAGGTGGTGGGTACCACTTATCAAAAGATTTAAAATACCACTGCGTATTCACGACCTCAGGCACACCTGTGCAACACACCTGCTGGGGAGCACTTCGGACCTGAGAATGGTATCCGCTAGGATGGGCCACACTAACGCAACGACCACCCTAAAGATCTACGACCACTATGTTTTAGACGATAGTGTTACAAAAAAGTATAGTGTTCTTACTATACTTTCTAAGATCAAAAAAGCCTAAAGTGCTTGTTTTATAGGATAAAATCGAGGATAACCCTCGATTTAGGAAACCGATGCTCTATCCCCTGAGCTACGAGCGCAAACCACAACCGCACGAAAAGCCCCAGAAAACACACATTTCCGTAGTTAGGGAAACATGCTTTTTAGGACTATTTTAAATAGTATAGTGGATTTACTATACTTTGGCACGGTATTTGTTATTATATATACTAATATACTATATACACTAGTCTATTAAATAGACTACTAACTTATAAAAGTGTAAACACTTTTATAAGTTAGTTTAGATACTAGAGATTAGTTATACCCTTTTTCATATCGTCCAGATCCTTTGCACCTTGGGTTTTAACCAGGTGGTCCACATACTCACTAATACCCAAATCCTTCCATGCTGCGATAATTTGTATCATTCTCAGTGTTTTACGACTTACACGCATGGTGGTAGTAGATTCATCCGCATTGTCATTCTTTTTAACAGCCATTTCAACTCCTTTAGGCAGTCAGCAAAAATATTCTAGGAAATAAAACCCCTTGTCTGCAAGTGTATTTATGTATTTTCGGTAATTATTTGCAAAATATTTGTCAATTGGGCTTGCAGTCTGCTGGCAACATTTGTAAATTTGTCTATGTGGTTACATCGTAACTGTAACCAGTTGACCCAATAAACAAGGAGAGTGCTGCATGTTTAACCCATTCGGGAAAAAACCAAACCCCTACGATGACCATGATATGGATGCATATCAGTCTGACGAAAAAGATTATCAACAATCTGAAGATGACAGTGCAGAAGATGCACTGGAAGCAGAATCTAAATCTGATGCCTACGCAGAGGATGAGGATGACTATACGCCAAACGACAACGACAACTTTCAAGGAGAATATTAATGAGCAAGATTAAAGAGACTATACCTGACACGGGTGATTTTAAAGATGACGGTCCTGAGTACGAACCGTTATCCACTGAGGAAACTGCAAAATTGGATGATTTTTTAGCACGGATTGCAATCGCTGCAAATGGTCTTACATGGGAGGACTTTAAAAATGTCTGAGACTCTGAACACCTGCGAGTTTTACCCTTTGTACTCGCAAGTGCATGTGTGGGGACTGTCTGGGGAACACCCAGACAGTGTTCTCCACGGGCAGATCTGTTCACCCCTAGTCCCTTATTACCACGGTGACTCCACCGCGATGGGGTACTTAGTAAAACTTGATCAGCCCCTAGTGGTAACTCAAGAAGGTTCAACTGTGTCAGGTAGTATGCAGGTCGTTTTCCTGCACTATAGTTCGTGTGAGTATATTTCAGAGGGTGAAGCCCCTAGAACTGAGGAGGTTAATAATGGCTAATTTGTTACCCGTAGCTGAGGTGTTTACAAATGTTTCCGATATGGAAAGATTCGCCACTGCTGCTGTAAAATCAGGCATATATAAGGACATCAAAGATGTTGCTAGTGCCATGGTGCGTATCCAGGTTGGTCGTGAGTTGGGTCTAGGTGCTGCTGCTAGCCTAAAAGCTATCCAGTTGATTCAAGGTACACCAACCTTTAGTGCGAACTTTGTAGCTGCGTTAATTAAAAAAGCGCGACCAGGTTACAACTACCGCATCAAAGAACTAACCCAGTTAGCTTGTTCGGTGGACTTCTACGAGGATAGGGAGGTCGTGGGAAACCACAGCTTTACCATGGAAGATGCCAAGCGTGCAGGGTTGGAGAAGAAGGATGTATGGGTGAAGTACCCTAAGTCTATGCTTTTTGCACGATGCATCACAGCAGGTGCAAGGGTGTACTGTCCAGATCTTACTGCGTTCCCTTTTTACACCACCGAAGAGCTTGGTGGAGCTATCTCTAATGAGGATATTTTAGATGAAGAATCCCCAGCGGAGAAAACTTTTAGCGGAACATCAGATGTTAGTATTGAAGACCGCTATAAGCTTGTTCAACAGTGTGGCGATAAAGGTATCAAGATTAATAAGCTCTGTTCGCACCTGGGTATTATATCGATAGATTCTATCACCGAAGTTGAGTTTAGAAAAGCGTTACAATTTGTCAATTCTTCTAAAGGAGCTTAGTATGTCTAGTTTACTTCCAGTCGGTAGTTACATTGGTGAGATCGTTGGACACGATCTCACACAGTTTGGGGATAAAAAAACACCCGCAGTAGTCGTAGATGTGCGATTACATAGGGGCACTGACAATGACCGTCAGGCAGTGGAGTGCGATGGTGATATTAAGCGTGTGATTTATTGGCTGAGTGAGAAAGCTCTTCCCTACTCAGTGAAGTCATTAGCTGCTCTAGGTTACACATCAGATGACATTGATGGACTGTGTATGAACCAAGAAGGTGAATCTGGCCTAGTTGGTATTGAGGTCAAAATCAGTTGCAAACATGCAGAGGATCAAAAGGGTATTATGCGTGAAAGACTGGGTATGTTCCCAGTTGCACCTGCTGCGTCACCACTTGACAAAGCGAACATGCACACATTTGGACTGTTGTTCAGGAAAGAGCAACAAAAACTTCAAGAGGAAGCTAACAATGTATCTAATTCGATGGTTGCGGATGAGGATGAGGAAGATGAGCCGAAGCCTACGCCTAAAAAAGTAGCTGCTTCTGCTAAAACTCCTAAGGGTGGGAAGTCCTACCAGAGGTCACCTTACTAATGGATGATCGCACGGAAGCGTTCGCTGTTTTTACTGCTGCGTTCACATTGTGGGCGCAGCGTATTAAAAAAATTCAAGCCGACTCTCTAGAGGCCTATGCTGCTCTAGAGAAGGAGCTTGGAATGAACACCAAAAAATACGACAAGGCTAAATCAGATATATTCCTGGTGAATGCTGTAACCTACTGGTCGGCTATTGCCAGCATTAGTAGCAACTTATCACAAACAGCAGATCATCTAGCTCGGCAGTGCAATAAGCATTCGGGCTACCAAATAGATTTAGGGGAGATGTCAGATGTATTTGAACAGCAACGACAGTGGAACAAAAAACATCTCGGGGATTCTAGAAAAACTAGAACAGGTGACGAGCAGTGGAACTGAATGGAAGTCCCTCTGCCCTGCACATGAGGACAGATCCCCTAGCCTCTCTATTAGGCAATCGGGTAACCAGGTGTTGTTGCACTGCCATGCTGGGTGCAAGACATTGGAAATTGTTCACGCAATGGATCTAGATTTTAGAGATCTGTTTATTGAGGATGATGTGGACCTGTGGGGAGAGGTATATAAGGACCTGATACAAGGATCAAAACTGTCGCTTAGTGATAGTAACTTGCTTGTTGCAAGGGGGCTGAGTGAGGAGTGGGTTAACCTGGGCGGGTACCGTTCCTTAAATGACCCCACCACTAAGCGCAGTGTATTACAACTCCAAGAGAAACATGGGGATCTACTTGGTAGTGTGCCGGGGTTTGTTGCAAATAAGAGTGGTAAGTATCGGATTAAGGCCCAAACTGGAATACTGTTGCCAGTGGTTAGCCTAGAGGGTAAGGTATCAGGGTTCCAGATTAAGACGGGTGGAGATCCTAAATACCTTTGGTTCACTGGGGACACCCAGGCTAAGGTTAGTTGTCATGTACCATGGCAAGCTGTGGGTAGAGAGAAACTTAGGATCACTGAAGGTGTATTAAAGGCCGATATTGCGTGTTGTCTAGATGATGACACCACAACAATTGGAGTACCGGGCGTTACTAACTGGCAGTCAGCACTCCCGGTTACCCGGTCACTCCAATTAAAAGAAGTTTACATTGCGTTTGACATCGACTGGAAGACTAACCCCAATGTCAAAACAGCACTCACCGAACTATTCTACGCTTTAAAGAATGAGGGTATTACACCACTAATAGAGGTGTGGGACCCCGCGCATAAGGGCATTGATGATGCCCTTGCAGCGGGTTCACCAATATCAATATTGCGTTCCATACCTAGTGATGAATCCATTCCAAATGTAAGACCTGCGACTGAATATAAGCCCGTAAAAGTTGAGTGGATGTGGAGAGGTTGGCTCCCTAAGGGTATGCTAGTAGTGTTGGAGGGAGATCCTTCACTGGGTAAGTCAACACTGTGCGCTGATATAGCCATGAGGTTAACCACCTGCACACCGTTCCCAGGTGAATCGGATAAACCTGTTTGCGGTTCTGTGTTGTTCCTTAGTGCAGAAGATGACCCAGGTTCTATTACAGTACCTAGGATGAAAGCTGCTGGTGCCGATTTAAACAAGGTGTACTTCTGGGACCATTCCCCAACATTCCCCAAACAGATAGCTGAACTAGAGCGCATCATCGAGCAGCTAGGCATTGTGCTAGTGATACTTGACCCACTACTAGCCTTCCTAGATGACACGGTGGACAGTTACAAAGACCAGTCTATGAGACAGATGCTAACCCCATTAAAGAAGATGGCTGAGAGAACCAACTGTACGGTGTTGATGATTAGACATCTGACTAAGGGTAGTGCTCAAGTTTCCCAGATGTACAAGGGTGGTGGTAGCATCGCGGTGGTTGCTGCTGCTAGGGTGTGCCTCTACATGGTGCACGATGAGGACAGTGGTGATCGTGTATTAGGTCAGGTTAAGAACAACCTAGCCCCTAAGCAATCATCCTGGGCTTTTGAGTTTCTAGAAGGTGCTGATTGGCAAGACACTAAACTCCATTGGAAAGGCAGGTCAGAACTATGAGTGGAAAATTTAGCCGTGATAAGGGTATGCGTAGGGAACGAGAGTTTGTGCATCGCTACATGAAAATACCCGGTATATTCTGCCACCGTGTACCACTGAGCGGTGCTGATGCAAACTACAAGGGTGATCTAAAAATACAAGCTGGGGTGTACGAGTGGACGGGTGAAGTGAAATGCAGGTCCACTGGGTTTAAACAGATTTACGATTGGCTAGGACAGAACGACATCCTGCACATCCAGGCAGATAATAAAGATCCCATGGTCGTACTACCTTGGTGGTTGTGGTCATGCATTGTTGAGAAACTAGCTGGGGAGGCGTTCATTGAACAAACTATTACTAAAATATAAATGGAGGGGACAACCCGTTCCATGTGATGGTGCAATGGCGTTCGACACTGAAACCACGTTGATTGAGCCAGGTGTAACACCTGAACTAATCGTACTCACCTTTGCGACTAATCATGCTGCATACATTGTGTCCCCTGACCAGTTGCCTGAATGGGTGCAGATGGTAGCTGCTAGTGGTTGCCCCCTAGTGGCCCACAACTTTGCATTCGATTACCATGTGGTACATCATGCTTTGGACTTTGTAGAAGACATCCGTGTGTGGAAACAGATGGTAGAGGACAACCGTGTGTGGGACACCATGATTCTCGACTTCCTCATTAGACTGGCTAATGGAGAAGAGGATGGGCCATTAAGGCCATCCTCTCTACTAGACTTATGCAAACACTACTTGAACACAGACATCAGCAAAGCATTGCAGTGTGAGTGGTACCAATGGTACCAGAAACCACTAGAGGAAGTGCCTGATGAGTTCCTAGCCTATGCACTGCACGATGCTCGCGCAACTAGGGAACTCTACAACGAACTACACCCGGTGGCTAAACACTTAGCTAGCCATAATAACTGTGTCATTGAGGAGTTCGGGTATCTAACCCACCATACTCAAATCAAGGGTGCGATTGCACTAGCTGACTGTAGTAAGGTTGGTATTAAGGTAGACCAGAAAGCACAGCAAGAAGTTGGTGTTGAAATCAAACTACAGATACAAGATCGGGTTAACTGGCTAACTGAGCACTACCCTAGCCTGTTTAAGCGGGATGTGGTTAAGAAGCGCAAGGGTCAGTTAATTGTTAACCCTATAACAGGTGTACCTTCTATAGATTCAAAAGCACTGCGTGTTTACCTGTTGAGTGTAGCAGCAGAACTAAACTTACCAAACAAGTCTATTCCCATGACGGATAAATCACAGGAGATAACTACTAGTGGTGATTTCTGGAGTGAGCATAAGCATCCATTCATCCAGGCATGGCAGGACATGACTAACAAAGCTACCCTGTTAAACTTTGTGGACCAGATTAAGATTGGGTCAGTGAACCCTAAGTACCAGGCATTAGTTCGTACTGGGCGCACCTCATGCTCTAAGCCCAACCTACAGCAGATGCCTAAGGCTGAATGGTTTAGAAAGCTGTTTGTGCCTAGGGATGGCACCACCTTTGTGATAGCGGATTACAACGCTATTGAGCTTCGATGTCTAGCAGCAATATGCAAGTCTAGGTTCGGGTTTAGCCGACTAGCTGAAACCTTTGCAGAGGGTGTTGACCCACATGCGTACACAGCAGCTAGCTTGTTAAACATGGAGTTTAAAACCTTCATGGGGTTAAAATCTACTGAGCCTAAGAAGTTTGCAAAGTACCGACAGGCAGCTAAAGCAGTTAATTTTGGTGTGCCGGGTGGGTTGGGAGCTAAGGCACTCATGGCCTACTCTCTAGCCCAATACGGTGTAGAGATGACACTAGACCAGGCTAAAGAGTGGAAGAACAAGATGATCACAGAGATCTACCCAGAGTTGTCTTTGTACTTGGAGCAGCAAACACTCAACAATATGGCGTACAACCTTCAGTCCACACCTGGGGAAATCTGCAACAGTTTTGGTATTAAGGGTGCAGGTATATTTGCATTCTCTGCAATAGCTGATGTTGTTGCGGGGAAGAAGGAGAACTTTAAGGGTAAGGCCTACCAAAGCACCTTCAGAAGGTATGTGTGGGACTCATTAGACATTGTTAACAGGGACAACGGATTAGACTTCTTAATTCGATCTAGACGAGGTAGTCAGAACCTACGCAGAAGACTATTTGGTTCTACCGTAGTCACACTAACAGGTAGGGTGCGCGGTTCAGCAGAGTACACAGAATCATGCAACACACAGTTCCAGGGACTAGCTAGCGATGGTGCAAAACTAGCCTTGTATGAGGTATCACAAGTGTACCCAGTGGTTGCGTTCATACATGACGAGTTGGTGGTTGAAGTCCCTACCGAAGGGGCGGGACTTCATATGGATAGGGTGGTTAAAATGATGGAAACACAAATGGATCGTGTCCTATTTGGTATTGTTGGATCTAAAGTGGAAGCCCAATTATCTGCAACATGGAGTAAGGCATGACCCCTAAAGAACTAGATGTTATTAAAAACAACCCAAACGCATGGTGCCTACCTGATTCAGGTGCACGCCAAACATTCGCCAGTGGGAGTGTACGAGACACGCAGGAGAATAAGGGTAGATACGATTTACTTCCCTTCTGTGCACTAGAACGGATAGCAATCCACACCGAACACGGTGCGAAGAAGTATGGGGATAGAAACTGGGAGAAGGGACAACCTGTCTCCAGGTATATCAACAGTGCGATAAGGCACATCACAAAATATTGTATGGGACGCAAGGACGAAGATCATCTAGCAGCAGCGTGCTGGAACCTGATGTCAGCTATGTGGACGATGCAAGAAATAGAAAATAATAACCTGCCCGTTGAACTAGGAGAACACTATGAAAGACGACTTTACTGGGGACAACAATGCGGGGAAAAAGAACCGGATGTCGCCACACAAAATTGTAAAAAAGGAGAGACGCTTACAGGCAATCTCCATGCGTAAAAGAGGTCTAACTTATGCAGAAATAGGACGAGAAATGGGGGTTTCACGACAGGCTGCCTATAGCTATGTTGAACGCGAATTCACCTCCATGCTGAAGGAAGGAAACATAGTAGCGGAGAAAGCACTTAGCCTAACTCTTAGTAGATTTGATGAACTGTTAAAGGTGTACTATGAGGAGGCTGTTAAAGGAAATCGAGAATCTTTAAATTCTGCGCTTGCAATTATCGACAGGCAGGTTAAATTACTCGGAATAGAAGCCCCAAAACGGACCGAAGCAACGGTCACCTATCAGAATATGTCAGACCAAGAACTAGCACAACAGGCATCAATGTGGGGTATAACCTACACACCTGACCAGATAGAACTTAAGCCTGATGTCCCAGAACGGTAGTTTTATAGCCCGGTGTTTCTATACACTTACAGAAAGTATCGCTCATGCCTTGTTCAGTAATTAGTATGCCTGGCAAAATCACAACACTTGTTGTCGAACACACCTCAGGTGAAAACATAAAGACCGTCGATGTCAAATATACAGATGATGGTTGCACCATCGCGCTGTATAACACTGACACTAAAACATTAGAAGACAGTCTAACACTAGACCACACACAGATATCCATCGTGGTTGCGTGTCTCCAGGCAAATGGATTCAACTTTTAGATAACTTTGAATTAAATATTCAATAAAATACCCGCCCTAAAAGCGGGTATTTTTATTTAAATTATTATTCATTTTAAAATAGAAATCAATTTTAGATTTAACCTAGACTTTAGTCTACTTTGAAATATTATAAATATTATTACTTTGTAACTAAAATGGATTATTCATGCACGCTCCCCAAATTATCCCTGGCACTATTTATAATTCTAGAGTCAAAGGTGCAAAGATGTTACTGCGTGTCACCCAGATCAAACTAGCGGTGTTCCCTAGCCGTAAGGGCGTAGCATGGCGCACCGTGTACCACGCAAAAGACATCGACACTGGGAAACGATATAGGCTAAGAACCGCTGCACATTTTCTTGAGGAAATTATCCTAATTAATGGCAATAATCGCAGGGACCGAACGAATAACTAGTAGGAAAACCGACTAAAAGTGGCGAAAACCCACGAAGGCGGCCTAGACCCCCTAAAACACCTCGAAACCCCCATATTACCATAAATCGACCCTTTTTGGTGCATGTCCTAGGATGGGCCTAAATTGCATGATCTTAAAAAAACAGGCTAGGTATCAACCCGGTGCAAGATGTGCCCAAATTCGCATTTGAGATATTCCATATTGCACCCAGGTGGAGACATGGAAAGCTGCTGCGTTCATATCTCCAGTAGCCTTACATATAGTGTAGAGGGTTTCACAATGTGCAAAGATATATTTTGTTATTTATTTTTAAAAGGTATTGACTATGTCTATACACGATCCTATCTTTACATTGTGTAGAACGCAACAATGTTACAAAGGAGCAAAGTTATGAATCTTTTCGAGCAGTTTAAAAAGTTCGGGTTTACCATTACTACTGCGGATAAAATCCCAGTACCTGCACCCAGGGTGTACACCCTATCTATTAGGCAAGCTAATGCCCAGATGGACGCTTACTCAAAATTGCACGGATCGTATGATCCTGATGCGCCACTGACCTACCAAACGCCATGGTATGCACCAGGCCTAGTACCCACTTTGAATCTATCTAACACCAATATGTTTAGGAGCTAACATGAAAATTCTTATTGAAATCAATATCGACAATGCAGCATTTGAAATAGATCCGGTTGAAGAAATCACCCGGATACTGGCAACCCTGCCAGCTACCACCCTAGCTGCTGAAATCCAATTTAGCAGAGGACTAGCTGATGTTGACCAGGTGCGCAGGGAAACAGAACTACCCGCAGGGCCTCAACGCCTGTTTGGGTGCATGGATTTCAATGGCAACATGGTTGGTGGTGTTTACCTTCAGTACTAGTCTTTAAACCTTTTAGGAGTTATGACAATGAAAGTATCAATGAGCAACCATACAGGCATTAGCTGTCGTTTCATGTCCCCCACCGACAGCAAGGGCACCAGGATAAAAGTTTTTAAATCTGGGGATGTTCACACCTTTAATATTGAACATTGGGATTATGAACTTGGAACCGCAGAAAACTACGAACAGGCAGCAAAAAACTTTGCAACTAACATGGGTTGGGGTGGTACCATGGTTGGTGCGTTTGTAGAGACAGGCGCAGTGTTTATATTCACTCATTTTAAGGATATGTTAAATGCAACCAAATAAACCTACACCTATGCAAACATTCAGGTTAACCCCCCAGGATGATGCACAAATAGAACAGATACAAAAAGAATACGGACTAACAACCAAAGTAGCTGCGATTAGATACAGTCTAAACGCAGTAGTTAAAATAATAAATAAATCTACCAAGAAGGCTTGACTATGTATAGTCACTGACTATACTAATAGTGTGTTGATTAAAAACTTTTTATGGAGTGCTGACAATGACTATTGAACAGATGCAAGCTGAAGGTATTGCCCTCACCAGTGCGCTTTGCGCTGAGCAACTAAGGATGGAAGAAATCTATATACAACAGCGCATCAACCTGCGTTTGGTGTACGAAGCTAAGATGCAAGCTATTTTCAATGTACGGACTGCCTTTATTTTAGGAGTCAAGTAATGACTATTGCAGAATTCAGGGAGCGCAGGTTGCAGCTAATTGCAACCTGCCAGGAAAAAAACATTGCCAACAAGAAAAGGTTTGAACAAAATAACCTGGCTATAAGGAAGCATTTTAAGTTGGGTATGGATATTTTAGAATGTGAACGACTTTTACAAGAATTACCTATTAGGAGTGCATAACATGAAGATTACTTATATTAAGGGCATCGATGCTGATGGGCCTTATGGATATTGCAAGGGCGTTAACATCCACTGGATATCTCAGGAAGGCAGGTTAGATTTCTACCTGGAGGAGGATGATGCCTACCAAGGTATCTTACCTGATGAATGTGAGTTAGAATCTGCAATACGGGATTGGATCGAGGTGGAACAACAGGCACCCAATAGCCACTGGATTAGGATGTTGCGTGCTGGGTGCATTATACCTGCACCACAGCTAAAGATAAGCTATATTTGTGGGAATGATAGGCGTGGGCCTTATGGTATGTGCCATGGCAGGTTTATCACCTGGAGGATGTCCAAAGCAGGTAAACTTGGTTTTGATTTGTATGAGGCTATTGCATCAACAGAACCTGAACCAGATGAACACGACCTACGGTGCCAGGTTAATGCGTGGATGAGGGAGCAAGAGCAGCTATCAGATAGAGGGTTGCTCCCAGCTATTGAAAGTATGATTTTGTGTAGTTCTAACAATTAATAGGAGTGCTGAACATGGACAAGATTAAATCCTGCGGGCATCGTGCGTGGACTTATGTAAGGGTTGTTGAAATCAACTCTCAGGGTGTGCGGTTAGAATGGTGCAAAACCTGCCACCTGAACAGGCGGAAGGTGGTATACGATCTCAACCGTAGAGCGTACCCAAAAGCCTACACCTACTCAAAACCAGAAGAATTAGTTTGACACCATCCAACTCTTTAATTATACTAGTTAATAAGAAAGAACCCTCTGAGCATCAAGCGAAGGGGGTTCTTTCTTTAGTTATATACCATAGACTAGAATAGATATTAAAAAGAAAAGCCCAGCAGCATCAAGCTGCCTGGGCTTCTCTATTAACCACTAGTCAATTAACCTGCGTAGCAAAGATCATTCAAAACCTTTTTAGTAAATCGCAATGTGCCCCGCTCCATTGAACCTGAATCAACTATTGTGCCATCGCCACATTCAATAACCCACTTCAATAAATCACCCCTATGATGATTGATGTTAGCTATAAAAGCATACATCTTCAGCTTATTTAGTTGCCAATCGCACTGGTAGTCTGTACCATCATTAAAGATACAGTTTATCCGGTATGTATCCTTTTTGCCATCTCGTTTCATGTTTCGCACTCCGTTACTAGTTACAGTTATCAACACTGAAACAATGTAGCATAATTTATTGGGTCACACAATGCAGGTAGATAAAAGAAAAGAAATGATTCAACGCCTGGCTAATGCACATGCAATCGCAGAGGTTGCAAGTGCACGATCAATCAAGGGTTATTTAGATTCTGTGGTAATAGATTCACGCCCTGAACCTAGACGGTTCAAAGACATCGCACATGCATGGCAATGGAAACGCTTAGACTACATGACACCGCCAATAGAAGCTTTATGCGGTTTAAGGCCTGAATATCATGGGCCACGCAACACATGGGAAACCCTGCCTAGGGGACATGATAAAACAACTGGGCTTGCAAGATTGTGTAATTGGGTTCTAGCCTTCTCACGCAAACCTGTAGAAATTGTAGCAGCAGCAGCGGATTTCGATCAAGCTGCGCTGCTGGTAGAATCAATGAGCGCAGAAGCTCGACTAAATCCATGGCTAGCTAAAAGAATTACCTATGGTGCAAAGCGCATAAAAGGCCCTGGTGGAATCTTAAAAATATTAACTGCGGACAGTGCAACAAGCTTTGGGCTTAGGTGTGATCTAGTCGTTTGCGATGAGGTAACACATTGGAAAAAACGCGATCTGTGGGACACGCTTTGGAGTGGTAGACAGAAACGCCCTGGAGCAGTATTTGTTGTGATTACAAATGCAGGTACATTGGGAAGCTGGCAACATGAGATCATAGAAACAGTTAAAGAAGATCCTACATGGACGGTATATGAAGCACCCGGTCAACTCACTAGCTGGATGGATCAAGAAGCCATTCAAAGAGATCGTGCACTGCTACCCAATGGTGTTGCTAGGCGTGTAATAGATAATGTGTGGATTGATCCTTCAGAAGAATCAGGATATCTCACTAGGAGTGATATTGCAATCGGTTCAACACTGGGGCAAGAACTAAACCTGCAATACACGACATCCGGTCTGCATGGCATAGAGTATGTAGCCAGTGTTGATTATGGTGCTCGAAAAGACCGTACAGTTATGTCTGTAATGCATCGCAATGCTGACGGTATTTATGTGCTTGACAGAATGGACATTATCCAGGGTACACCTGATCGACCTGTAAGTATAGCAAGTGTTGAAGACTGGTTAGAATCAGTAATAAACAACTACAATAACCCACTAATAGTTGTCGACCCATGGCAGATGGAGGGCACCGTCCAGAAGTTTGAAAATAGATCTAGGGTTGAAAGATTTGATGGTAGATCAGGTAAAAAAAACTATGAGATGGCAGAGCTATTACGATCATTATTAGTGAATAGATTGTTAGCCTGGTATCAGAATCCTGCGCCTCTAGTTGTTGGCAAAAAGCGTGAATGTTTACCAGATGAATTGGCTGCCCTCATAATTAAGACAAGCGGGAGTGCATATAGGTTTGATCATACATATCTGCTGCATGATGATCGCACGGTGTCAATGGGAATGTGCTTGGTAACATTAGCCGGACAAAGTATATCTCCAATATGGGTGAAGCCAACTGAGCTAATTAAGACAGAGCTTGTAGACTACTCAATTCGTAAAACTAATTTTAATGGCATGTTTGGCCTGGACTTAAAACAATCTGTACCAGTGCGCAAGATATTCGGGTGATGCAATTGCGGATATAACTAGTCTTTATATATATTATTATGCACCAAAGCCTATGTTTATAGGTGTTTGGTGATATCCCCGCACATTAGAGACTAACTTAGGTGTAATATATTTATTATTATTTGTAGCTATATTGCACCTAACTTTATCTTTAATTATTTATATGTAAATACATCTATTAGCACCCTGCTAAGTAGACTATTATTTTATTTACTATCCTATTAGAGATAGATCTAGTATTAATATACGAGTACGGCGAAATGTGACGAAAAGTGACGAAAACTGACTAGGGGGGAACCGAAGGGGGGTACCTAGAATTTACAAAAATTAAAATTAGACCCATCTACTTATTTCCATCTTATAAAAATTGGAAAAATTGGCAAGCCTACTTATTTGGTTTTCTGCTATTTGCATGTAGATCTAGTATATATTTGTACAGCACTAGTGCATCTTGTAGTTGTATAAATGGTTTAGAAGTCCTGAACGCAGTTTCAATGCGTTCTAGGACTTCCATTAGCTTATCGTCCATGTTAGTCCTTTAGGTTGTTGATTCTTTCACCAATCCACTTCATAACAGGAACAGCCATTGAGTTACCTAAGGCTTTATATCTAGGCCCATCTGGACAATCAGCAGTTAGCTTCTTACGCCATGCAATAGCTGTGTAACCGTCAGGGAAACCTTGTAGTCGTTCACACTCAGTAGGGGTTAATCGGCGCACTGCTGTTGATTGCATAGCAACTATTCCCCCACGCTGCCCTTTGTTGCAATTTAGAGTTCCAGCATGGTTGATACAAGTTTCAGAATTAGTGTTATCCCCAGCGCGCCATACTGTAGTGCACTCTTTAATATCTCTGGTAGTTGTTTTCCCCGTGTATCTGCTCGGCGCAGGATTCCTTTGCACGCTTTGGGACTCAAATAATACCTTTGATGCACTTGTTCTGTCTCCAAGACATCCGACAACAAACACACGCTTACGGCGTTGGGCCAGTCCGAACCATTGAGCGTCCAACACTCTGTACGCCCACCCATACCCCATGTTCCCCAACGATGTGATAAAGGTAGAAAAATCTCTTCCTCCGTTAGAGGACAACACACCGGGGACATTTTCCCAGATAGTCCACTTAGGCCTTCTACTTTCAAGGATTCTAAGGTAGGTAAGCATGATGTTACCTCTAGGGTCTTCGAGTCCTTTTCTAAGTCCTGCGATGGAGAAAGATTGGCAAGGTGTGCCTCCGACCAAAAGGTCGATTGGTGGTAAATCCCATTTTGCGTGCTCATTGATATCTCCGTAGTTAGTTACTGTTGGGTAGTGGTGTTTTAAAACTGCACATGGGAACGGTTCTATCTCGGAAAAACCAGCGGGTTGCCACCCTAGGTTTTCCCAAGCGCAGGTTGCTGCTTCAATCCCACTGCAAACTGATAAATACTTCATGTATATCCCTATAAAAGGCAAAGAGGATATACATTGTATCAGTAATTACATGTTGAAAACAAGCACAATCGTAAAATAGTCTTGACTATATTGTTACTACTGTTATCCTTAATAGGTGGTTATTGTACCCTTCCGGTTTAGGTATACCTAGAGATAACCCCTACTTAAAAGGTGGGGGTTCACATTATGGCTAAAGAGGATGTAATCCCAGACCCGTTCGCACAAATACCCCAAGAAAAAGGGTATGACTTCCCAGAAGCACCTATTAAAGAAGGTCGTGTTCCTGGTGATGGTGGACAACCTCTACCACACTTTATGACATTTAGCCAGGTGGTTAACTGGGCATCTAGAACCTACAGATACACCTTTGATGAAGCACTGCGCCATAGTGCTAAAAACACATTAGCCATGCGTAGGGACCCAGTAATTATGGAGTCCATCAGGTCTAGACAGATGCCTACTGCACAACTCTCATGGCATTTAGACGCATCCAATCCAGAAGACACTGCACAAACAGAAGCTGCTAAAGAACTAACCGACATACTCAAGGCCACACCTAGATGGCAGCAAATGCTTATGCACCTGCTAGAAGCCATGTTCTATGGCAGGTACGCAGTGCAATTAAACTACGAGTGGGACTACTCCACAGCAAAACGCAGAATGTTGATTAAGGATTTCAAGCCTGTGAACGGGGACAAACTAGTCTTCAGGTATTCGGGCCAGGCTGGAATCCTAGTGCACGCCACCTTTGATGGTAGTTGGGCTATTACAGATCGTGGTAGAGCGCACTTCTTTGATCCTGCTGAACGGGAACAAATAGTCATCCACAAACATGAACCAGAAGATGCTGACTTCTATGAGGGTGAGCTAGCTGGTGGCATTCATGGTGTGGGTATACGCAGTAAAATTTATTGGTTGTGGTATCTAAGGTCACAAGTTTTGACCTTTCTCATGGACTACCTTGAGCGCATTGGTGCAGGTGGTTTGACAGTGTACTACTTCGAAGCTGGGAATCCACAGTCCCTAGCAGAAGTTAAACAGTGCGCTGAAGAACAGATGCGAAACAACACCATCCTATTCCCTAGATACAGAGATAACTCTACTGCGGGTCCAGGGATCGAAAGAATCGACCCTTCTCCCGCAGGAGCACAACTACTATACGACCTAATCACTGCGTACTTTGACCAGCAGATTAGACGGTTTATACATGGTGCTGACGACAATGACATGACTAGTGGTGAGGCAGATACACTAGGCGATACGCACTCCAGAATGGTGCGCTACGATGCGAACAACCTAGCCGAAACCATTACACACGAAATAGTATCTGTGTTGCAGAA